AATAATGATGTAGATGTGACAGAAGGTGTTGGCACAAAGTTTGATAATCAACGCGAAAAAAAGATTCTCGCTTTCTGGCAAGGTATTTTAGAAAAATATGGCACCCCGAATTCAGGCGAAGATAAATGGATTTCATCTGAAAATTCTTATGATCCGATGATGAAGGCGTATTTTGGACAATTGGAATTGATTGATAATGGAATAAATGTGACAGATTCATCAATGAATGTAAAATCTGCACGTGAAAATTTTCAGGCAAAACCATATGCGTTCTAAACAAACATCTTATCAAATTGGTTTATATTCTGAATTTTTAGCACGTTGGTTTTTACGTTTTCATGGGTATCGTATTTTGAAAAACCGCTATATAACCGGTAAAAACACAAACCGCGCAGAAATAGATATTATTGCAAAGAAAAAAAACACTATTGTTTTCATAGAAGTAAAATCACGCCAAACCATTGATGCCGCGTGGGACGCAATAACACCGGCACAATCTGCACGTTTGCGACGCGCCGCCGAAACTTTTTTGATGAACCATCATTGGATGGGTGATGCTAGATTTGACGTGATTGTCGTTTGTGGGCACAAAATACATTGGGCAAAAAATGCGATTTAATTTTTGATAACCGCACTTTTTATCAAAGTGACATCTTCTTTGATACCATCTATTTTTAATTGTAATTGTCCGATACCAGATTCAAGTATTGTCGTTCTGTTTTCAAGTGATGTTAAACGTTGGTTTTGACGTTCCAATTCTGCCAACGAAGAATCTTGACGGGCAATCCAATACACGATTCCAAAAAACAGTGCAACTATGAACCATCCCCCACGCAATATGTCCAATATATCCATAATATTTTTTTGTTTTTGCATGTTTTGTTAAATAATTTACCATAAATAAAAATCATGTTGGATTATTTCCCCGTTCTATTAAATTTTCTATTTGATGAACCAATGCATTTTGTGCTGCCCACCAACGCAGTTCATCATTTGACATGTTCGGACCACATTTACGCTCTATGGTCATAGAGCGTAAATGCTTCAACACCTGTTTCCCAGATGTTCCGGAAAATGTACGTGCATAATGTTTTTCAATATCTGTCATTTGTGATTCCTATATAATAGACATTTCTTCACGTGCCATTTGCACAATGGGTGCCTGATATTTTAATTCTGCATCGCTGTGCAAAGATATTTTTTCTATTAACCCACGGCGCGATAATATTTGAAGTCCACGTTCACACAATGGTTTAATAAATTCATGCAACAAACGACCATACGTTGCCCCCAATATTCGCACCATATCAGCATTGCGCGCCAATATTTCAGTTGCAGTCATTTCTTTGTCAGACAATAACCCCAACCTGTCCGCCAACAAAGAATGTCTTATTCTGTCGCGCAAATCACGCAACACAATTTGCGAAACATCAAAATCAGCCCCACTTGATAATGGTGTTAGGCCTGAACTGCCAACTGCCTTTGGAATAATGGCCCCAGGTGTTAAATTTATATTTGAAAGATTTATAACACCATCGTCATCTGCCTGCCAAATGCCACTGACCGCGATAGTTGCGTTTTTCAAAACTAATTCAACAACTTTGTTTGCTGTCTTTATATCCGGCAAAGCCCGTAAAACTGGGCCACGTCCATATATTTCACCACTGACCAAAGACCAACGGAAAATGATATATGGATTTGTTTCAAATGTTCCACGTGCAACCACATTATTTTCAAAATCACCGCCAACATCAATCCATGCCGTGAAATCTGTTCCAATTAAAGATTGAACCAATCTAATGGGTGTTTGCGGATTATTTTTAATTGTGGCCTGCAAATTTTTTGGAAAAACAAACGTCGGATATTTTTCAATAACGTCACATGCAGGTAATGATGTCGTATGAAAAACAGCACCTGGTAATAATGCGATATCTGTCATTGGAATAGCGGTGAAAGAAAATGCTGAATCTGCCCCAATTGGATTTTCCGCCATGAACAAACATGCGGTTCCTAATACTACTAAATCTGTATAGCATTGATGTATTGTCGTATAAAAATTCGAATCATTTAAATGTGCGCGCAACATCATGGTTGCATTTTCAGCATCTGGCGATAAATCGCTTTCACGAACCAGATTTATCCATAAAGATTCAGGTGGCGTTAACAACGAATACATAGATGCCGATAAATTATCTACTGCATCTGACGCAGTTGCATCAAACAAAGTTGCAGCATCTGCATCATTTGTTGGAATTGTATAACGTTGTGCTGTTTTCCAACGGTTCAACCAAATTTCCCGTTCATCCAGCGCACGTTTATATAATTGCATAAGATTTTTTTGCATTTTAATTTCCTTTTGTTTTTGTTTAGATTTTGAATTCTGTGTTTGCTTTTATCAAAATAGATTGATGCGCAAATGGTCGAACCCGCCAAGGCGTCATAGATAATGCACCTGCAATCGCATCCAATCCGTCATCGTGTTCAGTTGATCCAATTGGTGTCCATGCCAACATTTCTGATAACAACATTGTTTGTTTGATTTTGTTGTGCATATAAAGTCGCCCCGTATTTAACAAAGGTTCCACAGCATTCAAAATTCTTGTTTCTTTTTTTATATGGTTTGAAATTTTTATGATATTGATTGCCATATCATTAGTATTTGCAATCTGTCTCATTATTTCTGGTAATGCATTACCTATACCATTTGTTTCTATGCCAATATGGTTGATTTTATGTTTTTGCATGAATGACAACACACACGAACATTGTGTAGATAGCGGATGTAAATCATCGTCATCAACACAAACATATAAAACATCATGTACAAAGACTTCTTTGGCCTTATCATCATGATAAATCAGTGCACAAACACTGCCATCTGATACGGCATGTCCACTTGAAGGATCCCAATAAAACGATACACCCGTGATAATGTGTTCGCCTATTTTCGCTGTTTTTATATCGAAATCATCATCATAAAAATGCAACGCACCAGGATCCAAATGTATTCTTTCTTCTGGCACATATTCCAACATCATCTGGGCAGAAAAATGTCTGGGACCAACGGTTCGTTCTAATTCACGAATTTTTTCAAGTGGAAACATTTCTGGCCATGCCGGATTTCCGCGATTATCTATGATTGGAATTTTTAATTGCGTATACCCACTTAAAAAAGGTATTGCATTATCAAAATTTTTGTTTAATCTAAAAGACATGGACTTTACTCCGAAAACTTTACCAACGAATTTAGAAGCAGAACAGGCTGTTCTGGCTGCCGTTTTATTTAATAATCGTGCATTGGAATCTGTATCTGAATTTCTGTTGCCGGAACATTTTTCGCATCCTGCCCACCAGGAAATTTACAAATTGGCACTTCGTCAATTTTCCACCGGCATACCATTTGATATTATCACTGTTAAAAACTATCTTGAACAACAGGGTGTGTTGGAATCTGTTGGCGGTGTTGAATATCTTTCTAAATTGGCATCTGCGGGCGCAACGGTTGTAAATACCGAACATTATGGACGTCTTATTTTTGATGCTGCGCGCCGTCGTGATTTGATAAAATTAGGTCAAAGTATAATCGAAGATGCATACACAGAAGACCTTGATAAACCCGTTGATTCACAAATAGAATCAACCGAACAACAACTTTTTAATTTGGCAACAACCGGGCAATCTGAACAAAATATAGTATCTTTGGCAGAGGCTTTAAAAGGCGCATTACAAGAGGCCGAAATCGCATACAAAGCCGACGGCAAACTGTCTGGATTAACAACGGGGTTGGACGCGTTGGATCGTTCAATCAGTGGTCTGCACCATTCCGATTTAATTATCATCGCAGGTCGTCCAGGTATGGGTAAAACAACATTGGCAATGAACATCGCCTTTAACGCTGCAAATGCCTTATATAATGGACGTGCCAATCAACAATACAAAGGCGCAGTTGTATTCTTCAGTTTGGAAATGTCACACGATCAATTGGGAACACGTATATTTTCATCTCAATCAAAAATTCCTGCAACCCATATGCGCGATGGTAATTTGACAGATGAAGATTTCATGAAATTGTCTGAATATTACAATGCGTTATCTAAATTGCCTTTGGTTATTGATGATACGGCAGATATGTCCGTGCCTATGATAAAAACACGCGCACGTCGAATTGCGCGCAAATATGGTGGAATTGCGCTTATTGTTATTGACTATTTGCAATTGATGAAATTACCAGGTGGAAAAGCAAGCGATAACCGTGTTCAAGAATTATCAACAATAACCCGCGGTCTTAAAATTCTGGCCAAAGAATTGGATGTGCCTGTGATAACGTTGTCTCAATTATCACGTGGTGTTGAACAACGTGATGATAAACGCCCTATTCTTTCCGATTTGCGTGATTCTGGTTCCATTGAACAGGATGCCGATATTGTAATGTTCACGTATCGTGAAGAATATTATTTGGATGGTCGTTCACCCGATAAACGTTTATCCGGGACGGCATCTGAAAACGTGCAACAACATTGGCAAAAACGTCTTGATAATTCTCGAAACAAAGCGGATATTATCATCGCAAAGAATCGTCATGGTAAACCCGAAACTGTCCATTTAAGTTTCACTGGGGAATATTATCTGTTTGATAATTTGGACACGTACGGAATGCCATCTGTACCAGAAGACACTTCTTTTGCATCACAATATACCAGCAACGATGATTCTGGAAACCAAACCGTCGTGAATATTGAAGATTTGCCAGACGATTTTTAATTATTTTTCTTGCCAAAGTGATTTTTTTTGACTATTATTTTGTCAACAATATATTAATAGGAGTCCATTATGGCACAAGAAGAGATTATATTTCCAAATAACATTAGAAATTTGCGCGCCGCCAAGGGAATGAAAATGACCGAATTGGCAAGACGGTCTGGTTTGTCTTTGTCTGCGGTTTCCAAAATAGAGAAAGGTGTTCGCAGATTAAATCAAAAACAGTTGTTAAATGTATGTACCATTTTGGGTTGTAAATTATC